GCCATGCATAATCATTTTTATAACCGAATACTACATCGTTAGATCTCATTTGAACTACACAATTTAATTTATTATCTCTAATGTAATAAGTTACTGAATTAGTACAGATAAAATCGTTTTTACCATTTTCATTGTATTCATTCCATATACTTGGTCGAGTATAAATCATAGAAGCTCTACGAGAATCAGGATTATTTGTAAGTTCGCATAGAACTTGATCATACTGGTTTTGATATTTATCAGCATAAATAAGATGACCATAATTAGAATTAATTTCGCCATGATTATTTGCTGTCATTTTCCAGGCTGCTGGTGGCTCTCTATCAGTGTAAATATCATTAATATTTGTAGATTCTGAGTTATACCAATCTAATTCAGCATCAATATATTCTTGATTAGGTTCACCGAATATAGCATTTTCTGTTGCGTGAAATGATGCGCTAAGTAACTCAATAGTCTTACTACCATTACGATCAATAGTAAAGTTTTTATTTGCTAATTCTTGAATAAAATGTTTACGTATATCTGCTATGTTCATTTGCCGTACCTATCGTCTACTTCAGGATGTTCAATTGCATGAGTCATAAGAATCATGATTTGAGTTGCAGCATGAGCTAAGTGAGACATACCTGATTCTGGATCGGTATCCTCGCCACCATGCCATGCGTTTAAATGTCGTTGTACAGATGAATATGTTCTGATCCAGCTTGTTGAATCGCCATCAATTCGCCAATTGTTAACACCATACTTTTCAGCGCCAAAACCTAGAACATCAGCGATTTGAGCTAATGCTTCAGGTGGCACTAAGCCGAATGGAGTTTTGTTTTCGTCAAATTTTGCCATGAGTTATCCTTTTGTAATATACATATATTATATCATACTTTATAGTGTTTGTAAACAAAAACTTTCACCATTATGAAAATAAATTCCGCTTAAATAGTAATCTAATGTTTCTTTATTGCCAACAAAGACGTACAGTATATCAGAATGCGGTGATGACCAAGTCTTTCGTTGTTTATGAGCTTTGTTAGCTCTTTCTATAACAAATGGAACATAATGATCAAACTCAGTAACCTTAACTTCAACTGACTCTAAATCTGTATTAAATACATCTTTGTACTTACGAGGATCATCTGTAAACCCATGATGTTTCATTAAATACATTTCAGCAGCTTGGCCATACATATTAGTAGCTAATATTTGAGAAAATGATCTACCTTTACGTGTACTTTCTTTACTAAAGATTTCACTGGTTTCTTTTTCAGCTCGTGCTCTTAAGTCTTCGCCATTAATATCAGTAGCTACATTAAATTTCATAATTTAACCTTCGTAAATAATACCTTGTTCATTTAAAGCTTTTCTATTAGACAAATGATGTTCTTCTGTAAGGTCCTTTGAATCACCGTAATATGGAACTGCGTGAAAGTTATCAATCATCATTGTATTTACTGATCTATCAAAATTTCCATAAATAAATAATTCTCCTAAAATTCTGCCAAACTTACCTTTGTCATGCGACACTAGTGTTACATCAGCGTTAAGCAATAATGTCTCTAGGAATTTTTTAGATTGCTTACCATAAAATTTTTCTTCAAGATCACGAGTCCTAGATTCAGGAGTATCAATACCCATCATTCGCACTCGTTGTTTTTTATAGATCATACCAAAACCTAGATCTACATCGACATCGACTGTATCGCCATCAACTATTCTTGTCACTTTAACGTTATAAGTATACATTATGATTCCTCAGCAAGAACAGCTTTAATCCATTCAATATCAATTATTGCTGCTGCTTCACGATTAATATCAACTGGCATAGCTTTATTCCAATCTAAAAACACTCTATCTCCAACTTCAATTTGACCTGCTGCGTATTCGCTAACTGCTAATACTAACCCTGGCTTAGATCCTTTACTTGTTTCTCCGGTTAATATAATACCGCCTGATGTTGTTTGTTCTTTTTCTACAGCTGTTACTAAAACTTGACTGCCTAACATTTTTTTAATACTCATTTTTTCTCCTATATATTATTTCGAAAGACAAAATCAATTGCTCTTTCAGCTTCTTTAATCATATCTCGTTTTCCATACCAACCACCGGTTTCATTGTCCAAGTCTGAACAAATCCAAGCAACTTCACGAGCTGAGATTGGATAACCTCTTTGCATTGCGTTACCAGCAGTTGATACCATAATTTTGTACATTTGTAAATACCAGCCTGACCCTGTAATACCTTTATATTCTTCAACTTGTCTTTGGTTTACAAAAGGGCAGTCTTTATATCCGGTCCATGAAAAGTCAGTGTTGTTGAGCTTTTCCTTTCGATGTTGTATAAGACTCCTTTTAATAGAGTCAGGTAACTTATCGAAAAACGATTCATTCGGTACGACGTATCTGTGTCTTTCCATAAGTTCTGTCGGATCCATGGTGATTCCGTCGTGTGTGAATATAAAGTTGTAGGCATTTTTATACCTTGAAGGCACATAGTACATTCTACTAAGATCTTTTGTTTGAGCATCTGCTATATCTCCTATTTCTTTATTTAAAGCGAACCAAAAATGCTTAATTTTTTCAGCATCTATTGTGTTAGTCAATGGGAATACTAATCTAAATTTTGGATGTTCTTTAGTTGAGCTTGCAGTTGAATAGCAAACATATTTATATTTAGAATACTTTTCATGAATATCTTCAATAGAACCTTCATAATCGTCGACATCGACAATGCCGAAACCACCCCAGCTTAATACATTAGCATTAGCTCGAGTGGTTCCGGTCTTATATGTGGCTGGTGATATTAAAGGAGCATCAGTTTTCTTTTGATACTTATCACTCTCAGCCAAACGGTATAGAACTTTTTCAAAATCATCAAAAGAGTTATAATCCACTCTTTTAGTGGTTTTGTTATCGTATATACTATCAAATATTGTTAAGGAGACCATGATTACCTAAGTGCGATGGAGCTTTCCAACCTTCAGGTTTTACTAGATCGGGTAGTCCCAATGGATTAGGGCGTGATTCTTTTACGCCAACTTCTTTAGCCATATTTGCTTTATTTACTACGTGCCAAGCTTCATGAGCATCAACGCCCATAAGATCCAAAGTGCCAATAGCAACTACGCATAGATCAATAAGACCATCAACGATTTCTTCAGCATCCTTTTCACCAACAGCTTTAAATGTTTCATCAAACTCTTCTTTGAGAAACGCTACACGAAAATGTAGTAGCTGCTCTAGCTTTTCAGGATTATTTTTAATCCATTCATGAACACCGTATTTATGGTGCATGTCTTTAATATCATTTACCCAATTTAAACTCATACAATAATTCCTTGGTTTGGCGTTACAATAGCACCAGTTGCTTCTTTATATTGATTAAGAACATCGTCTACAGGATCAACTGTAAATAGAATGTGAACACCTTTAATTGTCAATCCATCTTCAGCCTTTGTATATGGAACATAAGGCATAAAACCTAGCTTACCTTCTTCAGCTGCGTATAATGCAACTGGCTTTTCAAACGTAATTGAATCATTAGATTCATCTGTAATTGTAGCAATAACTTCTTCGCCTGAAGTAAGTCTGATTAATTTAATAGTCATTTGTATCTCCTTTAATAATAGATATATTATAACACATTTTAGTGTATTTGTAAACGTTTATTTTCATTTATTTTAAAAAAATTCATCAAGGGTTGCTATGTCTTTTGAGTTCCAACCAACAGCTTCAAGTATTGGATCAATAACACCTAAGAATGTTTTATCAAACTGTGTGTCATAATCAATGTAGCGATGCAAACCAAACTCTTCGGGCAGATAATCAAGGAAAGATATTACGTTTTCCTTTATATGGTTAGGTGTTCGAAGATAGATAAACTTAATCTTTTCGCCATTTTGAATCTTGTTATATTGCTTTGTAAGCGATTTGTCTACAAGCATTTTGTTATACATAATACTACCACGAGCATGAATTGGTGTACCTTTTTTGTATATTGTTTGATTATCCATGTAGTTAGTAAGGTTAGTTATACCTCGTGGAAATGCAATCTCATCGGGTGGCAAGGTTTTAAAGTACGTTCTAAAGGTTTCAATATCTTGTTGAACTTTTGATTCAGAACCACTAATAATTGTTTTAAACATTTGCTTAAGCGCTTCACGACATGGAGCTGGTGTAGAAGACTTAATAGCTTCGATACCCATAATTTTAAGTTTTGGTTCAGCATATCGAACGCCTTCGTTGTCAAGAACGTTTAGGATATATCTTTTCTTTGCTGTCCAGATACCACGATCAGCGATTGCTTCACGTTTCATAACCATTCTATTTTCGATACCACCCATGACATTAAATAAATCTGCATAGCTTTCTTCAAGAACAGTTTCAAGCTTTTCTTTACAAACTGTATCGACAAATTCCAATGGATTCTTAGGACTAACAGCTTTAACAAGATCATCGAGTACTACGTAAACAGAATCTGTATCGATAGCAATAACATAGTCTTTTTTAGTTTTAAGAATCTTGTTAAGATATTCATTGATGGCCTTTTCAGCCCAGCGAATAGTAAGCTGACCAGATAGAGTAATACCTTCAGCAATACGTTGATCAAAGAATCTAAAGTACTTGTTACCAAGTGCGCCATAAAGACTGTTTAGAAGAATCTTAATAGACATTTGTTGATTTTCTGCAATATTAATATCGCGTTGGACTCGATACAATTCTTGCTTGTTGCTTTTATCAACCTTTTCAAGTTCCTTTTGACCATTGATCATCGCACGTTTAATTACAACGCGTTCACTGTACATTTCGTCAATAATTTTTGGTAGGATACCTTGTTCATCAGTAGTAAAATACTGACCAGATGCTGAAGCACATTCATTAGTTTCAAGCTTAGGTTTAACATCACCGCTTAGAAGACTATCAACAGTAACATTAGCAACTTTACCATTAATAATAGTTTCAGGTGACATGTTATTTTGCATAATGATTGATGGATACAGTGAGTTCAAATCAAAAGAAACAACCCATTCGTGCATTCCAACATGTGGATCTTTTACAAAGCCACCTGGATATGGTGATTTAAACTTTTCTTCGCCAAATGGAACAATAACGTTATTTGCATGTAGATTACGAAAGATAATAGAATCCCATATAGCAGTTGTACCCATAACATCGCCATAGTTAACACCACCACGATATGCCATAGTAAGAGCTAGTGTAATAAGACCCATTTTATCTTCGAAACGATCTACTAAGTCAACGTCTTTAATGTTGTAGTCAATAAACTTTTGATGATCATGTATGTAAAGAGTGTGAAGGTTACCATGTTCTTCATAAGAAAGCTTACGTTCTCCAAGTACTACGTGAGCAATATTGTCAAGCTTATATGATTCCTGTGGACCATAGGAGTAACCAAATTTACGAAATAGATCAAGGTAATCCATTTGAGCGATACCTTGAATTTCATAAGCGCACTGTTTACGCTGCATTGTATTCACGTCACGTCGATCAATCAAACCCCAGGGAGATAACCTACGAACAAACTCTTCACCATGGATTTTAATGATGCGATTAACAAGGTATGGTATATCAAAGAATCGTGAATTCCAACCAGTAATAACATCTGGACATTGCGATGGTAAAGACCAATGAGCAATAAATTTTAATAGAAGTTCTGATTCAGTCATACACTTTTCATATACTACACGATTTTCTGTCATGTAAGTATTTTCTACGTCATAGTCTTTAAGACCCCAGACATAGAATGTGTTATCAATATTGTTTTTCATACAGATTGCTGTTACTTCATGAGCCGCTTCTTCTGGTTCAGGAAAACCAGCATCTGATTGTACTTCAATATCGATTGTTGTAACATTAATAAGATTACGATCAAACTTTATATTGCCAGGAAAGGCTTCATTGATATAAGCAGGGATATGTTTATTGTTTCCATATATGTGACGACCAGCTGTATGTTGATTTGCTGATAGCCATTCTTTAGCTTCACGCATATCAGAAAATTTAATAGGCGCGACCTTTGTACCATCTAAGGCTTTATATGGAGTTTCCTTAGGAGTGTTAACATAAAATGTTGGTTGGTACTTAATCTTTGTTTGAATTTTTTTGCCATTGCTATAACCACGATAAAGAAGGTTATTGCCATAGCGAGAAACCGATGTATAAAATTTCATAGTGTAGAGATATCCGAATAATAAGTATATATTATATCATAGTTTAAGTCAAATGTAAACGTTTATTTTAAAAAAGTTAGGAGGGATTGCTCCCTCCCTTCTTAAAGGCTTTAATATGAACTCGCTGCTACCAACATAATAAATGGAGATATGCATAATATCCCAGCTATTAGTAAAGTTGCTTCGAATCCAGATCTAATGCCGTGCTTGTGTTTACGTATGTAACCCATAGTTTGACTCCAGTAGATAGTTTATTACAACCCACTGAGTTTTCGCTGCTCACCGGATTTACTCGTTGAGTAAACCCTTCTTCTTTGATATCCCAGTAGATCCGATTTCGATCTTCCGAGGACGCCTTTCTTCTGGAACTTCGACTCTGGCATTAACCACAAGTATCCCATTCACAAGATCAGCCCCATCAATTACAACAAATTCTGAGAGCCGGAAGGACTTCTCAAATTTGCGGGATGATATACCTTTGTGTGCGTATTCTCGCTCATCGTCATGCGATCTTTCACCTTTTACTAATAGAATACCATCTTTTACTTCGATAGAGATATCGTCATTTGTAAAACCCGCTACAGCAAGCTCAATGATGAAATTTTCAGCATCGATTTTGACTACGTTATGGGGTGGATAGTTATCTTGAGCTCTACCAGCAGTGTGTATTCTTTCAAGCTCGTTTAGTATTGGTTCAAAACCAATAAACAGTGAACGTGGTACGTTCATAGTATTTCTTACCATTTTATTTCTCCTCCTATGCTTATAGCAAGGTATTGTTTATGGACCCGATTATTCAGCATCCACATATATTTATACAAGCTGTCTAGCTAGTTTAAATATTCTTTAGTAGTTTATTCCATACTTTTTGGATTCTACTTGATTTCATTAATTTGTGTAATTTTTTAAACATTTTATTTCTTTAATATATTGGGTCTTTAGCCGGATAGCTAACTAACCCTAGTGTGTCTGGTACATAATCTTCTGGAAAAAATGTTTCAGGAAAATCTACATACTCTGGTTTATCTGTAACGCATTTATTATTTGCGAGCAATTTATCATATTCGTCACCAAGTTTATTCATCCAATTTATCCAGCCCCAGTCGCATTCAGTCTGATTTACAAAATCAACTATACCTTCTAATCTTTGATCATACACGTATGTTGGGTAAATTTCATGAAGATGTCTTAAGTCTATATCACCTTGACTCCAAGCATATTTTAAATTTAAATACTGCATTGTATCTTCGCCAACAATAAGTTCTGGATCAAATCTAAATTTATTAGTTGTGGCTTTTTTAGAATAAAATGTTATTCGTAAATGTGGTTCCCAGTTATCAATATAATTATATGCAAAAGAATATATTCTATGTTGAGCTGCATTAAGAGCTATTGAATATCCAGGGCCATCGGGATGTAAATTATCTATATGAACTCCAGTCCCCGCGAGCTGTCTTTCCCACCACTTTTTACACTGCATAAATGATCTAAGAGCATAACTTGGTTTATGGCTTGGATCTAGCTCACCGTATTGAAAAAGCGATTTTTGAAACCCATTGCCAATTAATCCCAATTGATATTCTAGTGCTATAACATCAGGTGGTGAGTCTGACTGTGCTATTTTGTCGTATAGCCATATCCCATGTGGCGTAATAAAATCATCACCATCAACTAAAACCATATAATCATTATCAGAAGCTTGGAATATATCCAAAACACTATTCTTACCAGTTGATGGAGTTCCATCGCTATCTGTTATATAATATTCTAAATTTTCTGATTTTGCCCAAGCTTCAGCGTCAACTAAATATTGAGAATTTCTTTCATAATGTATTTCACAATCGACATTCGAATTAAAGACATATACAATATCTTCTTTAGGAATAGTCTCTAAATGTCTTTTTGTAGTAAATATATTACTACTACATAGAACATAATATTTTAACTTAGCCATAAATTACTCAGTTGGTTTTGCCGGCCAAGTAACGCTTATTGGAAAGGTTTCTTGGGTTGTTATATCTCTTAAAGCCTGTCTATATGCAGTCATTTCAGCAGATAAAGTACGATCTGATAATGCAGTGTTATCTGTCATAGATAATAGCTCATCTCTTTTGTTTCTAATAGCTGAAGCTCTTTCTTCATCAGTTAAATTACGAACTGTTGTAATTCTTGTTCTAAGAGTTTCTGTTTCTTCCCATGTTTCTTCAAGCCATTCAGCATTTGGATCATAATCGGGATTAATATCAAGTTCAATGTCTTTAAGTGTTCCAGTCCAACTTTCAGGAGTAAATTCTGCTGCTGCTGATTCTCTTTTATAAAAAACGGCAGCTTCTATTTGAGCATCTTTGGCTAAATTAATAAGTTTTTCTTCAGATAAATCACCATCAAAATATCTTCTAGTGATATAAGGTCTAAAGCTTTCTTCAGTAAATTTAAATAATACCATTCTTTCTGTGGTATCAATAAGTTTTATTTCATAATTTTTATACATTGGTTTTTCCTATTAAGTATTTAATCTAATTGCTATATGACCTGAGTCTGACATATCAACTGGCCTACCGATTGAAGCTCCTCTAATTGCTCGCCATAAAGCAATTTCAGCTGAATTTGTGCACTTAAATCTCCAGTAATAAGCATATGCGCCATCATGATAACTACCAGCAATTTGGCCAAATTCATCTGCATTGGTTCGATTTAATGTTGTTGAGTAATTAGTAAAATTTACTCCAGTAACCGGCTCGCCGTAAGATTGTTTAATGTTATTATATCTAAAATTTATGCTTGTAAAACCACTATTACCTGAACCTCTTTTAGTGATAAATATTTGACCGTTATTAGTACCATCTTGTTGGGTATAAATTCCTATTAATTTTTGCCCTGTAGAGAATGTTAAATTTCTTGATATATGACCAAATGAACTAACTGAAGATCCACTTTCTCCGCTAGAATATTGAAATAGACCACCCTTATACGATTGCCAACCACTTCTTGCTCGACCGTCATCATCTGAGTCCCATGACCGTGCACAAGTTAATTCTGCGGTTTTACCACTAGCGCCAAAAAAATCTTGAAAGCTTATTTCAGGTTCTGTATTATATTGCGCAATATATGGAAACGGTGTTGGCGCATAAGGATCACCATTTGGATGATAAAAATCGGCCATTTCAATTTCATTACCAGTGGGACTATTACCGGTAAACTCAATATATAAATCAGTCAAATCTACGTTTGACGTTGCTATGGGCATTTATATTACTCCTTGCTACTATTACCTATATTATATTTAGGGCATAGCTGCCACTCGTTTTTCTCTTTATATGGAATAACTTTAATTTGTCTTAGTGGTGCGATATCCTTAGCTTGTTCTGGATCTACAAAAGATACTAAACCCCAGTCACTAAGCAATGTCGCAATAGTATTTCTTCGCTGAATATCATTCAACAATAAGTTAGATGGTTTTCCATCTAATAAAAATAATTCTTTAAAATGCACAATAAAGTATCTACCTTGCTTATGCAAAATATGACAAGATTGATATAGCTTTTGATCTTTTCTTGAAGCAACACCAATTCTAGTCAACGTTTCTCTGATCTTTAAAAAGTCATCAGGTTCGTTTAAAGTTATTTCCAACATTGAAGTTGGCGTCCATTGGACCTCTATGTTATTTTCGTTTTCCACCTTTATAAATCCTCGTTTTCAATTCGTTAATTTGATCATTGTTTAGTAATGACAATACAGATTTAGCTTTCTCATTGCTATATCCATAATATTCTTTTATCAATTCTAGGTTTTCTATATTCATAGGCTTTGCCCACTTTGAAAACCTTCGCTTTTTCTTAATTATATTTATAAGAAAATCGAATTGAAGACGATTGTCTATGTGATGATTCAAATTCATTTCATTAGCAAAAAGAATGGTGTCAGGAAAATAAGATAATCCTCTGTTTACCATAAACGGCGTATATGCTTTTTCAGCAACGTCATCAACCATTAAATCCTTTTTAGATGTGTTTATAGCATTTAAGTATTCAAAAGGGTTCATTTAAATCGAACCCCAGCCATAACTTCTGTAAGACATGCGACTGTATTAAGTTCATGGTCAGCAACAAATGAATTCTTATATTGATAATCAGCCAAAATAAGTACCAGCTGTGGTACACTTTGTGGATCAATATAGTCATTCATATTATCATAGATTTTACGATAAATTGCTGCTGGTTCTGAATCAATATTATTTGAAACCCATTGTCTCATACCTTTAAAGTTTTTTTCTTTTAAATGAATCATAAGATCATTTAACGAAACTTCAGATAAAGACACGAGAATACCAGTATCAATAGTACCACTACTACCATAACGCTGAAGTTCATTAAGAACTTTACGCCAATCTGGCATGTGTTTCATAATCAATTCAGCAACTACCTTTTCGTCATAACTAATACCTTCATCTTTTAAGATTTTAGTACATCGTTTGAGAAACTGTCCACATAGTGGTGCTGCATCCTTTTTAGAAACGTTAAACTCGATTGTAGTACAACGAGAATGTAGTGGTTCAATGATACGGTTTTTAAAATTACATGTAAGAATAAATCGGCAATTATTGCTGAACTCTTCAATAAATCCACGTAATGCTGGTTGCGTTGATTGAGCATTTAGGTAATCTGCTTCATCCAAGATGACTACTTTGTAGCCACCTTGAAGTGAAACAGAAGACGCAAACTGCTTAATTTTATTACGCAATGTATCAATGCCAGACTCTTCAGATCCATTGATCAAGAGATAATCTAGTTCAAGTTCGTTACATAAAGCTTTCGCGACTGTAGTTTTACCTAGTCCGGCTGTGCCGGTAAGAAGCATATTGTGTAGGTCACCTCCTCTAACAATATCTTCAAAGGTTGATTTTATGTGTTTTGGTAAAATACAATCTTGAATTTTTTGTGGACGATATTTTTCAACCCAAAGAAACTCTGACATTAAAGTACCTCCCAACCAAGAACTGTACTAACACGGAAAGATCTCCATGCATCTTTATCTAGAGACCAAACAGCTAAGTGTTCAGATTCTGGGCTGATAGAATTAACAGCGCCAGTGACACCATTAGCTTCTAAAACAGCAGGGTTGAGAGAACAAGGCATGACTCGTATTTCATCTGAGTCGATTTTTTGAAAGGTTACTGTAACAGTTCCTTTCTTCAACGCTTCGATTAAGCGTGAACATTCATTGCGATCCATAATATTTCCTTCATAATAAAATTAATAAAATGCGGAGGAGCTACCTCCGCGATAAGCTAATGCGATATTAAGCTTCTTCAGCTTCGACTTCTTCAGGAAGATCATCGCCTGCAGGAACTGCGCCTTCAGGAACTTCATCTTTAGGAGCAGCAGCTTGTAGGAATCCTACAACTCTGTTTCTTACTCCACCAACAGCTTCAAGCTCTTGGCCTTCGAAAGCGCCACGTTTAGAACAAATATCAATAATTTGTGCCATAGTAGCGATATCTTGTAGAGACAATTGAGGTGCCTCACCTTCTTGAGCAGCATCTACTGCTGCGTTTACTTCTTCAGTCATTTTCTTCTCCTTTGCAAAGTAGACTAATTAATGAAAACCCGACCATTCGGCATTTCCAATATTATCCTCATATTATTATGAGAATTTTTTCTGTGCATAATTATTTATACACCGAAACTTGACGATTTCTCCAAAGCGATAAAATAATCCAAAGGATTATCAGCATTTCTCCAGTTAGAAATAAGCTTTGAAGAGATCGATACTTTGTAATCACCTTGTAGCATTTTTAAGTTAGAAATACTAAACACGTAATTAAAAGTTTCTGTTGATGTTGTACCTAGATTAATATCAAAAGTATTAGCTGTTGAATCTTTTTCATTAAATACAGAAGCTACTACTTCGCCACCTTGGCTACTAAAACTTAGTTCTGAATGGCCAAGAACTGAAGCTGCTTTTCGAATCTTATCTAGATTAGCTGATGAGATATCGAGTTCAACTTCGCATTCCGGCATATTAATATCTTTAGTCGGCTGCGTAAGAATATCAATTTCTGAATAGAAATACTTGATCTTTTGAGAGCCATCTGACATAGTAAGATATTTATCGCTAAAATCCAATTCAGGTTCGTCCATAAGACTGAACAGAGAAAGGAATTCGTTGAGATCATAAACGCCAAATTCTACAGGAAAGTCTTCCAAAATAGAAGCTGTTGCCATAATAGTTTTTGCTTCAGATAAAGTTTTAAGCGTTTGACCAGGCTTAAAAACTAGGTTTGCATTAATACCTGAAAAGTTTTTCAGGATGTTGATTGTGTCACTTGAGATTTTCATATTGTACCTTTATTGTTTAATAGTATATTATAACATAGTTTTGTCATAATGTAAACGTTTATTTCACTTATTTTTGCGGTCATGTTCATATAATGCTAAGAAACCATAATGAATAATTTTCATCAAGTCTTTACGATGATCTGAAGGATCTCCCTTCTTTCCGTAACGACCGTTATATTTATCAACGTTTCCTAAGAAGAAACCAATACCATGACCACGGTCAATGATTACCTCTGATGATTGGAGGCCACCTTGTCCATAGTGACCACCATAAGTTTTATCAATGTACTTACTAAATTCCGCAATGAGCTCGTCTTCACGGAATTTGTAGTCTATTAATGTTTTCTGTTTTGCCATATTAGTCTTCTCCAAAGATTTCTTCATGTGTTGGCGTTTCAACGTCTGTTGCTTCAATTTCTTCTACGCCAGCATCTACTTTACTGTATAGATCTAAGAATGCAGACTTTGTATCTTCATCAAACCTTGCAATACATAGATCAATTGATTTTGCTCTATTATTAAAAATAGAGTAAGTTTGAGCAATATGACAAAGCCTACGAGTTGAAATAACTTCGTCAACACCTTCATCATAAAAAGTTTTTCTAATAATGTCAGCCCATGTTACAAGCTTTTCAACAAAATCAGCATCATCAGCTCCAAACTTAGCCATGTGATTATTAAGAATTTTAGTCTCAATAGATGGCGATGGAAACTTTTGATCAATAGCAACTGTAAACCTTTCAAGAAAAGCTTCATCAATAATAGAAGCTGCAGTAAACCTGCCATCTTCTGAGCCTTTACCCTTAGTATTAGCTGTTGCTATAACATTGAAGCCAGCTTTAGGAGAAACTGTTTCACCTGTTTTCTTAACGAGAACAGGCTTGCCTTCAAGTATACCTTGCAGACACATAATTTTATTTGTAGCTCTATCCACTTCGTCCAACAGTAGAATCGCACCGTTTTCCATAGCCTTAAGCACGGGCCCTTTAGAGAATACAGTTTCTCCATCAATAAGTCTAAACCCGCCAAGCAAGTCGTCTTCGTCCGTTTCAGGATTAATTTGTACACGTATAAACTCCCTATTAAGTTTTGAGCAAGCTTGCTCTACCATAAAGGTCTTACCATTACCAGATAGACCTGAAATATAAACTGGATAAAACATTTTCGATTTAACAATCTTTACGATATCACCAAATGCGCCCCAAGGCACAAACGTTGGATCAGCTTTCGCAAAAGATTTTTCTTCATTAACAATAGATTGCATTTTAGCCTTTGGTGATATATTTATCACGTTTGTTTCAACTGGCTGAAGTAGAGCACTTAGATCGTAAGTACCAATTTTTACCCTGTTGTCTTTCTGCATAAGTGGGTTGTAATCCTTTCCAGTATAGCCCAAAGCCTTACCAGTATTTTCGATTACGTTTTTTCTAAACGAAGTTTGATCTGGGTAATTAGTAGCTAACTCGTTTAAGATGTTTTTTGTTGAGATTTTCATGTCTTTCATAATGTAGTTCCTTATCAAATAATATGTATATTATATCATAGTTTCAATGTATTGTAAACAGTTTTAGTGAAAAAAAGTGAATTATTTTCACTTTTCTTAGATTATTTAGTTATATAATAACCCTCTGTTATACACATCACGCTGAGTGAATCTAATTTGGTTATCAATAGGGTAACCTTAACCAATTCACTCAGATTCACTAAGCTACGATCCTACCAAAGGTTGTCATAAGTACTTTGTTCTGTTTCTTACTCTTTGAGTATTTCTTAAAAGCATTTGCCATTTGATTCTTAGTTTGATCAGAAGTTACACCAAACTCATCATTTTCTGTTGCTAGCTTATTACCACCCTTGATCAGATAAAACTCTTTGTATCCCAAAGCATCTTTACGAACAACTACTTTGTTTTTTCTATATTCTTTACTAGCTTCGCTTCTATGGCTGTCGTCCCAATTATGAATTTGAGCAATTTTGTTATTAAACATTCTATTATCGTCAGCCATAAAGAAACCAATTGTGTTTGTTGCGTATCTTTTACTGATATTTTCAAGTAGGGCTTGTGTAACTGAACTTGCAGAATCAGCTTTAACGAGCTTACGATCAATAATCATATTGATACCTCTATAAGAGCCTCGGGTTTCTACTTTGTTATCTTCTAGCTTACCATCATTGTAAGTTTGAAGCCTGTTAACATCACCATCAGAAAGTACTACTAAATTCATCTTTTCAACTTGGTTTTTTGATTTAAAATCTTTAATAAGCTCGTGAGCCATAACCAAAGCTTGGTTAAGTGGAGTAGAACCAAAGTCTTCACACTTACCTATCATATCTCTACCAGTCCAAGAAGATACTTTAGATCTTACATATAATGCTTTTATCGACTCTTCAAAGTCTGATTTTTTTAGCTTTGACGACGTTAGTAATGGAAGCGCGATATTGTCTAGATCCATATCACCGTCAAGTAGAAGTCCTGTTTCTCGCAGTCCATAAAAATCTAAAGCGCTGTTTGTTGTAGTAAATGCATAAACATCGAATGGAATGTTTACTTGCTTGCAGAAAAGTACCAAGTGTATTAATTGATCTAAAACTTTTGGTAAAGATTCGTACATAGATCCAGAATAATCGATTAGCATAATCATACCATGACTTTTAGCATCGTATAATCTAGTAGTTTGCTTAAAGATATCCTCATTAACTTTATAAGAGTGCAGTTTATTAACATCAAGAACTCCAGTTTTTGCTGTAGTTGCTTTAGCCCACTGAGTGGCCGCTTTTCGCATTTCAAACTCTTTTACTGCAATTCCAACGTTTCTTTTTATGTCTTTTATTGCTTTAGGATACTGTAACTCAGCATCAGATATTTCAGATATTTGCATAGTATGAAGACTTTCTTTAGACTTTGCTCGTTGAGCTTTAACTTCAGAGTATGGTATTACAATCTTCTTTTTTACTTCTTTATTAATGTCTTCAACAACAAGAAGCTGTCTACCATCTTCGTCAACATCCAAAAGAGATGATTCGTTTTCTCTAAATGCTTCGTCAGTAATAGAAACTTCTCCACCAGAACCTTTTGTTGGATTTTGTTCTTCAGGAGCTTTGTCTTCTTCGCCTTCTTCATTGTCATCTTCAGGAGCACTAGATCCTTGATCATCAGTTTCTTCTTCGTTTTCTTCTTCTCCATCGCCTTCATTTGAATCAGAAAAATCATCTTCAGAATCATCGTTTGAATCTTCTTTCTGATTTTTGTCATCTTCGTCTTGATCTTCGTCTTCAATAGACTTATCGTATGCAACTATGTCTTTAACAAGTTCTAAAACGTCTTGGAAGTCTTCAGTTGTATTTGCTCTATCTAAAAATGCTTTTTCTTCATCGCTAAATTCAAGGTCAATGTGATCACCAACTTTAGCTTGAAGATTAATTTTATCAATAATTTTTAGAGATGATAGATCAATATCATTAGTGCCAAAGAAATTATCATCAAAAAGCTTACTATAAGCTCTTGAGAATGGACCAACAAGTCCTGGATATCGAGCTTTAACTTTACGCTCAATCCTAGCATCTTCAATAACATTAATGTATGACCTAGGACATCCAACTAGCTTCTCAGGACTATCATGCCAGCCCTCATATGGAGTTTCTAAAGCGTGACCAACTTCGTGACCGACAAATAGATCGTATACGTCTTTACCCATATCTTTCCACAGAGGAAGACCAAGTACACGGTTTTTAATGTCAAACCAAGGAGTCTGATAATTACCATGTCTAATAGTAATATTTTCTTTGGCTAAAAGCTTTGGTAGGCTAGAGTTGTTATACATAATATGATCCTTTTCAATATACGTATATTATACCACAAAAACAAGGCAATGTAAACTGTTTTGGTGAAATAAACCCAATTATTTTAGATCATTTAGTTATATGCTTATAACTTTTTGATCTTAGAAAAGTTTCTATCTTTTATAAACTCAATCTTAGATCTAAACTTGTTTTCAAGTATATCGCCCTTATGTGATATAATGAATACATTAGTACCATCTTCTAAGGTGTTTAGAATCTTAGTCAAATTATCAATACCATCATGATCTAACGATGAATCAAATGTTTCATCTAATACTAAAAGATTAGTAGCTGCTGAGTTCTTCATTTTAGCAATCTGTCTCCAAGTAAAGAGCAATGCCAAATCGATACGTTGTTTTTCACCTTCACTAAATGATGTATAGTTAAATGCGTCACGGTGTCTTGATCTAATAGTTTCATTAAAGCTTTCATCTAAATGGAATGCCACAAAGAAATCCAAAACTTGAAGATACTGATTAATAAGTCTATTCATTACAGGAAGATATTGCTTAATAACTTTAGTTTTGATGCCAGTATCCTTAAGCATTTCTCCAATAACTTCGTTATAAGTACGCTCTTCAACATAAGCTAATTTCTTTTCTGTAACAGTGTCTTTTGATTCACGTAGTTCTTCAAGCTCAGTTTTAGCGGTCTTAATATCTCCAGTTGATTGTAATAACCCACTGATTTCCTTTTGAATCTTTTCTATTTCTTTTTGAATTAGATTAATCTTGTCGTTATTAGAGTTAATATGACGCTGCTTAGATAAAAGCTCTTTCATATTATTTTGACATTCTTCTAAATGATTAGTTGTAGTAGTATTCTCAACTTCTAATTCTTTCATTCCTTTTTGAATTTTAGCTGCAGATTCTTTTATCTTAGCTAGCTTGCTTTCTTTAATAGACACATCAATATCTTGATCGCATGTAGGACAATGTTCATGTTCTTCAAAGAATTTAGCATCGCTTACAAGATCTTTAATTTTAGATCTATATACTCGATCTTCAGATTTTATATCTGATACCTTTTTACTAAGCTCTTCATGTTTGTTATTTTCGATTTCAGTTAATGCATCAAGATTCTTTCCAAGATCAGCTGATTCAGTAACTAGAGTTTTAACGTCAGCTTCATACGACTCAACTGAATTTTCTTTAGATTTAATCATATCTTTATTAATTGATTGTAAATCTCTAATGTACTTATTTTGAGTTTCAATCTTAGCTTTATAAAGATTTAATGAATGGTTTATTTCAGATAGTTCTTCCTTTATTTTAGAGTTACGTTCTTTTAGTAATGAATTCATTTTACTAAAAATATTAATATCTAATAAATCTTCAATAACTTCTCTACGCTGGCCTTGTTGTAATTGCATAAAGGGAATAAATGAACTACTACCTAGTACTACTACCTGGTGAAATGATTTATGATTTAGTTTGAGAATGTTTTGTTCTAGAAATTTTTGGTAATCACGAGCATTCGAAGATTGATTAATCATGTTACCATTCTGATAAATTTCAAACTTACCAGGCTTAATAGTTCTGTGTATTCTAAATTCAGAGTTACCGACAGTAAATTCAACTTCAACAACAGTACCTTTCTTATTGATACTGTTAACTAGTTGATCTTTTTTAATATCTCTGTGTGATTTACCAAATAAGCCAAAGGAAAGCGCATCCAACATAGTTGATTTACCAGCGCCATTTGAACCAACTACAAGAGTTGATGGTGTTCTATCTAATTGTACTTTAATTGTATCATTGCCAGTCGAAAGAAAATTCTTCCAACTGACGCTTTTAAAATGTATCATACGACCTCGAGATTCTGTGCTTCAGTATATAGTTTTCTTAATTCGACTTTGATATGATCTTTATCTAGATCAGTTTCAACAGCGTCGACATAAGTATCAAGTAAGACTCCAGTATCTTCTAATGATACTTTTTCATCTTCTACGCTTTCACCCAGATACTCTTCGAAAGTTTCAGCGATTTTAAGTTCATACGTTTCAATGCTTTGCAATTTATCAACAAAACGATCAAACATATAAAGATCAGTTTTGTTTACAACAATAAGTTTAATAAATTTATGCTCGAACTCTGAAACATCAATAGTATTATAATCAGTTTTAGTATCATCATATACTATCTTTTTAAACATAGTAATAGGATTACGAACTGGTGTTACTTCCCGAGTTTCAGTATCTAAGATATGGAAATACTTAGGATCATCGCAATCAGACCAAGTAAACTCCATTTGATTACCAAGATAATGAACGTTTCCTTGACTAGATTTAGTGTGAAAATGACCAGTTAACACAGTTTCAAACCTAGAAAAGATATCAGCATTCATACCATGAGGATTAGTAATACCAGCCATGAGCTCAAATCCTTTCAACTCAAGATGCGCCCCTAAAATAGAAGCATTACAATTCATAGCCCATTTAGTGTATTCTTCATAGTTTGCGCTATTAATCCAAGGTATTACACCAACCTTACAGCCATCATAATCAAGGACTGTTGGTTTCATTATAATATTAACGTTGGATGTGAAGTAACCAAGTAATTCTTTGAGTGAACATAATTCGTTTGTATTCTTGAAATATACATCGTGGTTACCAGGAATAATATCCATTGTAATACCAAGATCACGCATAGGCTCAAGAAAGTGTTTACGATTAGCATTAAGCGCTTTAAAGTTAACGAACTTTCGATGCTCATAATAATCCCCTAGATGTAAGATGTTAGTGATACCATGTTCTTTAAGATATGGAAAAAATATCTCTCCATAAAAACGCTCTTGATAGTTTAAAAATATATCAGACGAGTTTCTTACACCACAGTGAGTATCATTCAATATAGCTATTTTCAATCTGCGTATCTCCCATGATTAATCAAGTGATGCATTCTGTGACTATGAATAGCCCATATCAATTTAATCAATGATGTTTCAGTATAAACACCAGCTTTGCATTCGTATTTCCACATAATTATACCATAAACAATTCTAGTTTTTCTCGTTCTTTTTCGATCTTAGCAAACTCTTTGATCTTATCGTCCTTAGTTCTAATTTGATCAATTCTTTGTCTTAATGTATCGACATATTCCATGGTTTGAGCTGCCCCGTTTTCATCCATACCCATTGCTGCAAAATCTTCAATGCCCATCTTTTCAATATATTTAAATTTGATTTCTTGCTGTTTCTTTTCTTTAGTGATACGTCTTATAAATGCAAAGAAGCAAATCTGAGTAAAATAAGAAAATGCATTAGGGTTTCCAGTTCTAGTAGCTGTTTCAATATTATAGTTATTAATAGCTCTTAGACAGTTTTCAACTCCATCCATAACCATTTCTTCTCTATAAGTGTACCGAACGAAGTTCGGTCTGTGAGACAGTCCTTCAGATATTTTCATGAAACATGTAGCTACGTAATTAGTTACCTTAGGAATTTCTTTATCAGCCTCTTTAGCTGCGCGTACTGTTTTTACATATTCTACGACAGCTAGTGAAAATTCCTTGTTATTCACGTAATGTGGCTTAGCTTTTGGTTTGATTTTAGTGGTCATTTATATCTCCTAATAATGTATTATTATATCATAGTTTGGGTCAAATGTAAACAATTATTTTATTAAATTATTTTCAATTTATTTCACCTGAACCGTTTACAAATGGTCAAAAGTATGATATAATATAGATGTTACCGGGGAGGTTAGGGGTATACAACAGTTAATGTATTGTTGGTTCAATGTCTTCTTCATTGTCGCTTCTTTCATCGGTCAACTTCTCACCTTCAAGTTCATATTCAGACATAGCTTCAAACTCGCTACGTATAATATCTTGACATGAATACTTAATGTAAGACTCTTTTGTTTCTTCTACTACTTCTGTATGGTTAATCACAAAGCGTTTCATGATTTTAAACACCTTTTTATCAGAGAAGGGAAACCAATCTCCAAAAGTAAAAACGCCTTCTGGTGTTACTTGCACGACCGCAGGTCGTTCTACAATAAACGATTGCTCGTTTGAGCTTTGAACATAACAAATAAGATCTTCGCTATTTGTCAGTTTAAAATGTCTTATGTCTACCTTTTTAATCGATTCCATTTATATATTTATATCATGTATTTTATAGTCAAATTTTTCTTTACTGTATATCTTTATACGTTCAGCAGCATGGTTCAAAGTATAATTCTTTTTAGTTTTCCAATGCAAATCGTCAGCAATATCATATACCTTAGTATCTATACCATCTGCAGACTTTCTTAGTCCTCGCCCGATACTTTGGAGAACCCTAATTTGAGATTTACTTGGTGAAGCAAATATAATATTGTGTAGACGCTTAATATTAATACCTGTAGAGAAAGTGCCCATACTAGCCACAATGATCGCGTTATCTTGTTTTTCTGTGATCGCTCGTATCTCTTCCCTCGTGTCCACATCGGTTTCGCCTGAGACATAAAATAACCTCCTAGTGTTTCTTGGTAATTCGTCAAACTTTTTCTTTAATAGATCATGTAAAGGTTTGCCATGCTTATCTACGAACTGAAACAATATCAATGAATTACCTTCTTGATCCATAGCTAAGTTAGCTATAAAGTTATTTCTTGGTCCATATTTTACAATAAAATCTATCTCTTCTTGGTACGTCATTTTTGATACAAGTTTACAGTATTCATCAGTATACTTCAATAACAAGACAAATATGTCTAGTTGTGATAAAGAGTTTTCTTCTATAAGCTTCTTAGTTGTTGTTACCTTAAACACTGGACCAAATAAGCCTTCTAAAACTAGTTGATGAGTTTGTGAACCATCCAATGTTCCTGTAGTACCAATCCGGTATTTAGCATTAACGCATTTCTCAAGTATCGATGTAAGTGACTTAGCCTTAAAGTTATGAGCCTCATCTCCAACAACCATACCAAAATTCTGAAACCAGTTTGAGTTCAACTTATAAACTGATTGCCATGTTGTAATAATAACTCTTTGCTTTATATTATATTTCTCTTTACCTGAATATATTTTATGACAATTCTCTGAGACGTTCCAGTCATCAGTTGAAGAATAGTCACCAAAATCCGAGTACATCTGCTCTACTAACGAAGTCGTGGGTACAATTAACATTACACTACCTTCATTCATTTCGAGGTAGTATCTAATGGCCAGATATATGATCAGACTCTTACCAGAAGCCGTAGGGCTTAAAAGTAATGATTTTTTATCTGATAACGCCCTCGACAGTGCATCAAGTTGATAGGGTCGGGGTGTTATACCTACTCCGTTCACAGAGAGTGACAGACCGTCTAAAAAAGAA